TGTGGTGCATCTAACCCAGCAGAACGCCCAATGAAGAAGACTAATTAACATGAAGTTTTACGAAAAGTATAAGAAGGCGTTAGAAGCGCACGGCTACACAGTAGATGAACACGGCATTGTACGTGATGCTTATGGCAATCAGGCTGCTGGTGAGGATCGCTTTGGTAACGTTAACTGTAGTGATCCTAACATCACAACTATTTGTGCAGCAGAAGATGCTAAGCCTAAGCCAAAACCAAAGGCTAAGAAAAAAGTAGAACCTATTGAGGACGGTGACTAATGGCATTATCTCAGCAGGGTAAATCGGCACGTAAACGATCTGTGTGGGGTCACAACACTAGCACCACTACAGAAGATGTATATACTTGCCCTGCTAATGCTGTAGCAGAGATATCCTACATTCACATCCACAACAGTTCTGGTAATACCAATATCGACATTGAGTGGTACGTAGCAGCAGATACTTACACGTCACACTTCCTTGAAGGTAAGAACCTAGGTGCAGGCGAGTATGTAACGTTTTCTGATGTAGAACTTGTACTAGCTGCAGGTGATAAGATTCAAGTAACACCAGATACTGCAGCACACGTTGATACTATCCTAACTGTAACTGAAACGTTTGTACCTATCGGGTAGCGGGTATGCAATAATAGGTACTACTAGCTGACCTAACTTTGAGTATAACTATCTCCGTCACACAAACAAAGGAGATCGTGATGCTTAACTTTTTAAAACGTGTATTCAAAGCTATTGAAGAAGCACAACAAAAACGAGCAGACTATAAACTACTACAAATGTTGTCTGATCGTGAACTACGTGACCTAGGTATTGGTCGCTCACAAATACAGGAAGTCATCTATGGCGAGGAATCTAACAGAAAAGCAGCAGAAGTTTCTTGAAGTACTATTCGATGAGGCTGGCGGTGATGCTGTTGCAGCTAAGAAACTGGCAGGTTACACTCCTGAGTCCAGTACTGCAGCGATTGTGGAATCTTTAAAAGATGAGATCGCAGATAAAACAAGGACTTATTTTGCTCGTACTGCGCCCAAGGCTGCTATGGCTATGGTTGGCGCTCTATATGATCCTACTGAACTAGGCATCAAAGAGAAGATGGTTGCAGCAAAAGACTTGCTAGATCGTGCTGGACTTGGTAAAGTAGATAAAGTGGATGTCACATCAAGTGGTGGCATCTTTTATCTACCACCAAAAGAAGGTTCGAACGAATAGCTATACCGACAAGAGACTTAGGCTTTTGGCAGCTACCGTTGCCACCTAAGAATACAGACAAACAATGGCACACAATAGTCCGTGTAACAAAGAAGATACCTTGGGGCTATGAACTACATCCAGAGAACGACAAGTTACTTGTACCTATTGAACATGAGCTTGAAGCGTTAGAGCTTGCAAAACGACATCTCAAACAGTATAGTTACCGTGCGGTAGCTCAATGGTTGAGCAAAGAAACAGGTCGCTACATATCACATATGGGCCTAAAGAAGAGAATCGAAGTTGAGCAGAAACGTAGAAAAGCATATGCAATTAAACGCAAGCTTGCCAAGTGGCTCGAAGAAACCCTTGCGGAAATCGAAAAGCTCGAAAACCAAGGGGTCGGGGCATACTCAGAGTACAGAGAAGACAGTTGAAACAGTCGCACCCCCAGTAGATACTGTTCCTGCTCAAGCTGTAGCACCTGAGTTCGATGTGGATATAGCACAGGACATTGTGTTCAAACCAAACCCCGGCCCTCAAACTTCGTTCCTGAGTGCGTCAGAGAGGGAAGTGTTATACGGTGGTGCAGCTGGTGGCGGTAAGTCATATGCTATGCTTGCCGATCCACTACACGGTTTGAACGATCCTAACTTCAGTGGTCTACTTGTACGTCACACTACTGAAGAGCTTCGTGAACTAATACAGAAGTCTCAGGAGTTATACCCACGTGCCGTACCAGGAATCAAATGGTCAGAGCGTAAATCTCAATGGACCAGCCCAAAGGGTGGGCGACTATGGATGTCTTATCTTGACAAGGATACAGATGTCACACGCTACCAAGGTCAGGCTTTTAACTGGATTGGATTCGACGAACTTACTCAATGGTCTTCACCTTACGCTTGGGATTATATGAGATCACGTCTACGTAGTTCAGCACACCACTTAGGTTTGTACATGAGAGCTACTACCAACCCTGGTGGAGCAGGACACCAATGGGTTAAGAAGATGTTTATTGACCCAGCGCCATCAGGAAAAGCATTCTGGGCTACTAGTGTAGAAACTGGCGAGACTATTACATATCCATCAGGCCACAGTAAAGCTGGTCAACCCCTGTTCAAACGTAGGTTCATCCCTGCATCTTTGTTTGACAATCCATATCTTGCAGAAGCTGGCGACTATGAAGCTATGCTACTGTCACTACCAGAGCATCAACGTAAGCAACTACTAGAGGGTAATTGGGATATCAATGAAGGAGCCGCTTTCCCTGAGTTTGACAGAACCAAGCATGTCGTTGAAGCTTTTGACATTCCCGAATCATGGGTTAAGTTTAGAGCTTGTGACTACGGCTACGGCTCTTACACAGGAGTTATCTGGTTTGCTGTTGCACCAGACGAGCAACTTATTGTCTACAGAGAGTTATATTGTTCTAAAGTTACTGCTACCGATTTAGCAGATATGATCTTAGACTTAGAGAAACACGATGGTGGTATGAGATACGGTGTGCTGGATAGCTCTTTGTGGCACAACCGTGGCGACACTGGGCCGTCACTAGCCGAGCAAATGATTATGAAGGGTTGCCGTTGGCGTCCGTCAGATCGCTCAAGAGGCTCACGTGTCGCAGGTAAAAACGAAATACACAGGCGTTTACAAGTAGATGAATACACGGAGAAGCCTCGTCTTGTGTTTATGGATAATTGTACAAACACTATTGCACAGATTCCAAGCATTCCTCTGGATAAACGTAACCCAGAAGATGTAGACACTAATGCAGAGGATCACTTGTACGATGCTCTACGCTACGGTGTAATGACACGTCCACGCAGCAGCGTATGGGATTTCAACCCAGCAACACAACGCACTGGTTTTCAAGCTAGTGATTCAACATTCGGGTACTAATACATGGCAGAACAAGAAGAGATGTTTGAGACAGATGAAGTCGTAGCAGCAGAAGACGCTACTGACAGCATCTTTGACCAGAAGGATAGTGTTGTTGCATTTGTGCAAGAGCGTTACAAACGCGCAGAGGATGCACGATACGCAGATGAACAGCGTTGGTTACGTGCTTATCGTAACTATCGTGGCATCTATGGCTCAGACGTACAGTTCACAGACACAGAGAAGTCACGTGTGTTTGTTAAGGTTACTAAGACTAAGACACTAGCAGCGTATGGACAGATCGTAGACGTACTGTTTGGTAACAATAAGTTCCCTCTATCTGTCAATCCTTCTGTGTTACCTGATGGTGTAGCAGAGTCTGTACATATTAACATTGACCCAGCAGCTGCACAGGCAGGGGATGCACTAAAGCCTATCACAGAGAATGCAGGCTCAAAGCCTTACCTTATTGATGGCACTACATCGTTACAACCTGGTGAGACACTACTAGACTTACAGAAGCGTTTAGGTCCACTACAGAATAAGTTAGACGCAGTATCAGAGAAGATCGTTGAGGGTGACGGTACTACTGCCTCTACTGTTACATTCCATCCTGCTATGATAGCGGCTAAGAAGATGGAGAAGAAGATTCACGATCAGCTACAAGAGAGTGGTGCCTCTACGCATCTACGCTCTATGGCATTCGAGATGGCACTACTAGGTACAGGTGTCATGAAGGGTCCATTCGCTGTAGATAAAGAATATCCTAACTGGAATGAAGAGGGTGAATACGAACCTCTCATTAAGACAGTACCAGAATGTAGTCACGTTTCTGTGTGGGACTTCTACCCTGACCCAGAAGCTAAGTCTATGAATGATGCAGAGTATACTGTTGAGCGTCACAAGATGTCACGCACCCAGCTACGTGCATTGAAGTCGCGCCCATACTTTATGTCTGATGCTGTACAGATGGCTGTAGACAAGGGACCAGACTACGTACAAAAGTACTGGGAAATGACCATGGAAGACGACGACACTCAGCCTACATCAGAGCGCTGGGAAGTGTTGGAGTTCTGGGGCTTTGTAGACATTAAGCTATTAGAAGATCATGGCGTTAAGATTCCTAACGAGCTAAAAGAATTAGATGAAGTTAACTGTAATGTATGGACATGTAACGGTGAAGTACTACGTTTTGTATTAAACCCGTTCAAACCTACACGTATTCCATACTATGCAACACCGTATGAACATAATCCATATAGCTTCTTTGGCGTAGGTATTGCAGAGAACATGGATGACACCCAAACCCTAATGAATGGGTTTATGAGAATGGCTATCGACAATGCTGCTTTATCTGGCAACCTTATCATCGAAGTGGACGAAACCAACTTGGTGCCAGGACAAGATATGTCAGTGTACCCCGGGAAGGTGTTTAGGCGACAGGGTGGTGCACCAGGACAGGCCATCTTCGGTACAAAGTTCCCCAACGTTGCTGGCGAGAATATGCAGCTCTTTGACAAGGCGAGGGTTTTAGCAGATGAGAGTACTGGCTTCCCTTCATTCGCTCATGGTCAGACTGGAGTTAGCGGCGTTGGTCGGACTGCTTCAGGCATTTCTATGCTTATGTCTGCTGCTAATGGCTCTATACGTACAGTAGTTAAGAACGTAGACGACTACCTTATTCGCCCACTAGGTAAAGCATTCTTTGCATTCAACATGCAGTTTGACTTTGATGAATCTATTCGTGGTGACTTAGAGGTTAACGCATCTGGTACTGAGAGCTTGATGGCTAACGAGGTACGCTCCCAGCGCCTAATGCAGTTCCTACAAGTAGCACAGAATCCAGTGCTTGCACCGTTTGCTAAAATGGACTATATTATCCGTGAGATTGCTAAGAGCATGGACCTTGACCCAGACAAGGTTACTAACTCTATGTCAGACGCAGCTATCCAAGCTGAGATTCTCAAAGGATTCCAAGCACCAGCACCTACACCTGAGCAAGGCGTAGCAGGTCCAGAAGGACAAGGGCCACAGGCTGTTGCTGACACTTCAGGAGGTGGGGGATCACAGATGGGCATAGGTACAGCACCTACACCAGGAGAACAAGGATTCACAGGTAATGAACAACCTCAAGCCGTTGGTCAACAATAAAGACTTATACGAAGCGTTTCAACAACACATAGATGACTTAATCTATCTGCAACATAAACAGATGGAACAGGCTACAGAGCCAGTCATTTTCTACAGAGCGCAGGGTGCTGTCACTACTCTACGCAAACTAAAGCTACTCAGGGAGACAGTTAATGGCGGTTGATAAGGAGATGGATGCGGTATTCAAGTCGAGCCGCACAGGATATAAAGAAGGTGGTTCTCCTAAGCCACGCAACCGCTGGGAGATGTTTAAGCAGTGGTTAGCTACTGAGAAAAAAGAAGACGAAGATGAAGCCTCTGCTTTTGATCGTTTCTTGGATAGCTTTATGGGTGACCCTATTGAACGGGGTATGCGTAAGAAAAAAGCGGGGCAGTATAAATATGCTGAAGGTGGTGAAGTAGGTGAAGCACCAGACACTACTATCGGTGTAGACCCTGTGTCAGGTAATGAGGTGCCTATGGGTGCCACACCAGAAGAGGTACGTGACGATATCCCTGCACAGTTAAGTGAAGGTGAATACGTTGTTCCTGCAGATGTTGTAC